AAGTTATAAGTAAAGAAACACCTAAACTTTCACTTACTATTAACATTGAGTAATGAGAAATTTTATATCTGTATTTGAAAATGTAGGAACCGAAGAATTTTGTAATAAAACTTTAGAACATTGGAATAGAGTTACTACAATTAAAAGAACTGAACATGATAATGTGTCTAGTTTACTTAGAGACAATCAAATTTATTTTTTACAAACTGAAAAAGATAAAGACTTATTATCTTTTAACACAAAGCTATTAAACGAATTTTCAAGTCTTTTGTTACCTGCTTTTGAAAAATATAAAAAAGAAAACAGCACTGCTTTAGACGGCTTAAAAAAATACGAACTTAATGCAGATATTAAATTACAAAAAACTATCCCTGGAGAAGGTTATCATACTTGGCATTGCGAGTCTGATTGTTTAACAACTTCAAAAAGAATAATGTTAGTATTTATGTATCTTAATGACTGCGAAGAAGGGGGAGAGACAGAATTTTTATATCAAAATAAAAGAATAGAAGCTAAACAAGGTAGGCTTGTTATTGCACCAGCAGACTGGACACATATACACAGAGGTAATCCACCGTTAAAAGGTGAAAAGTTTATGATGAACGGTTGGATAGAGTTTATTGAGTAGTTTTTTTCTTTGTCAAGAAAACAATTATAAAAAGATTTCTTGATATATTCTGTACACATGTTTAAATTAGATCTCACCCAAAAATTACAAATCAAGGAGATATTATGGAAAATCAAGAAGTATTGAAGGCTATAGCTACCCTTGCTGATAAGGTGAGTCGTTACCACGAACGTTTATTAGCAGTGGAAAGAGAAAACGAAAAACTAATAAAAGAATTACAAGAACATAAGAATGTTCCACATATGCATGCAATTCAAGGGCAACCTCATAACTTAGATACACAGGTTATGATAACTGGTTTAGACTCTGATATGGAATGCGAAGCTTGTAGTGCTTAACTATACAAATTAAGTTGATTAATTTTTTTATTTAGAAACTCATGTAGTTCTATATTAAATGATATAATAGTCTTTCGGGCATCAGTTGCAAAACTAGGTGCTCTATGGATTATTGTACTAGGAAAAATACACAACTCTCCCTCATTGACTTCTGGTTGAATAACCTTGTTGCCATCATAAATTTCTGTGGCTGGTGAGCCGTGGTTCATTTCAAGATAATAAACACCAGTATAATTTTCAGCATGTGTATGCCAGTCATGTTTATTACCTTTTGTGTATTGTTGAAACCAAAGATTATGAATATGCATGTAACCAAAACCTATTTCATTTACACATTCATTTAGTGCGTCTTTAAAGTTATTGTTAAGTAGTATTTGTTTCCACTCTATGTCCATGTCTTTGGACTTTTTCCAATCAGTTTTGTAAATGTTATTCTCATACATTTCACTTGTATTAGAAATACCTTCTTTCCAGTTTTCAATACAATCTAATATAGGCTGTTTGACTATATTGTGATTAGCAAACTGTAGTCTTATGTACGGTAGTTTTAATTCTAGTGTCTGTTTATTCAGGCGTTTCACCCAACATATCTGCCAAAGAAGGCGCAAATATTTTTACGTCTCTTTTAATTTTGTCAGCAGTTGTAGAAGTTCCAGGATTATCAACATCAGCTTGAGCTTCTGCTTCTGAGTTATACTCAGCACCTGTATCTATATGAGTGATTGTTGTTTCAGTTTTTACTTTGTAGTGTGGAATTTTTCTTCCATCTTCAGTAGTAATGTGACCTAGTAATTCAGCAGGTTCAACTATCGGCATCTTCGTTTCTCCAATTTATGTTAAAACTGATGATAACTCTATCTTCATCAGAATTATTTGTTTGTACTTCATGTTGTAACCATGACGGGAAAAAAATCAAGGAATTTTCAATAGGTTCCCATTGTACACTGTGAGCGAGGTGTATAGAGGCTTTATCTGTTTTCGGGGGTGATAGTACCTCTGACTGTGGTTTAGGCTCTAGAAACACAATATTTCCACACTTTTTTGGAGCTTTTAAATAAAATACACCAGATAAATAGTTATAAGGGTGTGTATGTATGTTGTTCCGTGATCCAGGCGGATTTATCATACTCCACATGCCAGTCATCTCTGGAACATAATTATGTTTGACATCTAGGTGGTTAAAACAATCTTTAGCATGTTTTAATATATCACCTACAAGTGGACGAAACTTTTTTATATCGTATATTTCATCATTACTGTGCCAACCACCAACATTGGATCGCGGCATACCTCTCTCATCTTTTTCTCTTAATTGATAAATGCTATCAATGAGATGTTCATGGCCTTTTAAGTCTAGTGAAAATACAGGTGTAATAAATAAAGAATGTAGATTCATTGTGCCTCCTCTGTTAAATCTATATTTACGCACATTCTGTATTTTGATAACACAGGATGTGAACCAGTGTGTAAGATACTGCCATCAAAAAATAAAAGTCTGCCCGCTTTAGGACTTACTTTTTCTTTTATTGTCATATCTTTATTAAATAATATTGTATCGCCGTCACTATCATTTACGTAATATAATGCAACAGTGTGTTCTAAATCAAAATCTTTATGAGGTGTGTTGTGGTAACTATTGTTATTGTCTGTAAACTGTGTCTGTAAATTTGCTTTACTTCTAAGTATACTTAATTTTTTATTAAATCTATTTTTAATGTTTTTAAATATATGATCGACAATAACTTTACCTTGATCAGATACAACGATAGTCTTGCTTTCTTCTCGTTTATGAATATCGTGAACAAACAATAAGTATTCTTTTAAATTTTTTAAGTTATATTTCTTACTTACCTCTGGTGTGCATGTTAACAATGATCCGCTCAAGGACCACGGACATTTTAAAAAAGATTTGTGAATCTCATCAACGTCTCTTTTATCTAATAAATCGTCAATAACAATCAGGTTAAAGCTGTCCTTTAGTGATCTCCAGAAAACTTGCTATAATATGCACCTGATTGGCAGCGTTAGCTTGAACTTTAAGAATATCACTTTCTTGCAAAACTAAAGGTTGTGTCAATAATTCTGTTGTTGTATTTGTAGAAACGCTCTTTGCTTTGAATACTTCAAAGGTTGCAGCTCCTCTGACAACTTCAACATCAACTAAAGTTGTTGAACCAGAATCATTACAAACTAAAAGAGATTTTACTACATCCGTAGTAGGAGGAACTGGTGGAGTCGCACCAGGATCTGCCGTAGGAACTGTTATAACAGTTGTTAAATTTGTTGTGGTAACATCTACCATTGCGCTTTTAAAAGTATTAGCCAAGGAAAAAAGCCTCCGACTCTGACTGGTCTTTTAAATCTTGTTGGTAGTTTGTATTAAGTAAAAAAATTATTTGATCTAACAAACTAATCATTTGATCAAATTGATTAGCGTCATATTCTGCTGTAGCATTAGGTAATCGTGTAATTGTTATTTTAGCCATTATCTTCTTCCATCTGGTCTAAGTTGTAGCTTAGTAGAACCAAGTCTCCAAGCTGTATCATTAACTGTGTTAGTTTCATATTTAATTTTAACCGCTCTACCTCTACCTCTTACATTAATTTTTTCTGTGGTGCTAGAAATAGATCCAGTGGTTGTGACAGTGTCTGCTGACTGAGGATATTGTTCCAATGTTAAAGTAGCTGTCATAGTATTAGCTAGATTATCAAAGTCTGGAACAAGTTTACTTACAGACATAAGTTCATCACCATCTGCTATTTCAACAGACCCTGTTGTTAAAAAAGCTGTTATTGCTGTGCCGTCTGCTTGATTGTTCCCTGTTTCATGTTCATAAATGTATGAAGCACCTGCAGTTAAACCAAGTATTGTAGAGTTGTTAGCAGACAAACTAGCATCATATTCAGTAGCAATAGGTAATTCAAATACATAGGCACCCAACCAAGTAGTTCTTGCAAGGGATGTAGTATACCAAGTATTTTCTAAGTAATTGTAAACAACAGCTCTATCTATCTGTGTGGCATTTGTTGATGGATAATACCAAATTATTTCGTTAAAAGCAGAGTTAATACCACAAGCTATATCTGCTTTGTTTGTGTAACTCATATCATCAAATACATAATCTTGTACAGAACATGGCATTTTTTTGACAACAC